TTTCAAAAAAAAATTTTTTTTCACAAGTTCGGAACACTTGATTTTAAAAACCCTCGAAAAAAAAATATTTTTTATAAGAAAAAATTATCGAAAGTTCATAATAAAAATAAAAAAAAAAGACTTAAAGCTTTAAAACATGTATACCATATAACAATGTCTCTCGAACAAGATTACACTACTGTACCTGGTCAACTTTACGCGTGTCTTTCTGTTGTCGGTCCAGAAGCACCACAAAAAAACGATAAGTTTGGTATCAAGATTAGAGGTGCTTTTGCAACTCGCGACGAAGCGGCTTCGCACGCGAAACGCCTTCAAAAAGAAGATGCAACTTTTGATATTTATGTCGTTGATATGTACAAATGGCTTTTGATTCCACCAGATACCGCAAAGATTGAGGATGTTCACTATACGAACGAAAAGCTAGAGGAACTTATGTCAGGATATAGAGAAAACCAAGCACTCGCTGCAAAGATGTTCGCTGAGCGAAAGTCTGATATGATGTCTGTTAAAGCTGGTGGTACCGAAACGTTTATTAAACCCGGTGATGAAAACTCGAAGTATTACACGAAACCGGATGAATCACCTATCAGTCACCCAGCTGAAATTCTCGAGCGTCTCAAAAAGGAAAAACCGGATACACCAATGGAAGAACTCGTCAAGGAGGCTGATGAAATTGTCGCTAAAGAGATGGAAGATGTTCGTTTGAAACGCGAAGCGGAATTTAAAGCGGTGCGCGAAAAGGAAGCAAAAGAGAGAGGGTTTAATTCCGTCGAGGCTATGGAAAAGTTTGACACTGAAAAAGCTAAAGCAGAAGAAGAAGAAGCAAAATCTACGGAAGGACAGGTTACCGAAGAGAGTGGTGGTAATACCGGTGAAGAAGATGAGGTAACTTCTGAAAATAAGGAAAACGTCGAACCGTAAAATAAAATTTATACACTAAATGTAAGTATGTTGACTATATCACATAGACTTTTAATAAACATAGTCACCATTCTTATTTTGATTAATTTATTTTTGAGATGGTATAGAAAAAATCAAAAAAATAAATCAGATAACAATGATTTAGATGATGTTTTTGTTACAGCATCCGATGTAATTAACGATAATACCAAAGATCCACTTATAGTCAGTAGAGCTTATTTTACTGAACCACTCGAAGGTCCTATGGGTGATTTTGAAGGTCGTCAAACACCTTCAGATTATTTATGGATAAAAGGTAAATCTATCCAGGCCTGAGAATGACTGGTTGCATGGTCTTACCCATGAAAAACCCTAACAAAAATGCGACAAATATTATTATATACCCCGTTTTATCTAAATTTGCAAATATATCGTCTTTCGCTTTTTTTGTTTGTGCTTGTTGTTGTAGCATGAAATCTGGCGGTGGTTGATGATAATAGTGGTGAGGTGGTGGTGCATAGTATTCTTTATCTTCGTTATTTTCTATCTCTTCTTCATCATTTTTATCGTTAAGGTTCATATCAAACTCTCTGGCGTTATATTCTATAGGTGTACCAACTTCGGCTTCCATTATATAAAGATAATTCTATTTTTTTAAGCTCATTATTACTCACTTTCACTTTCACTTTCACTTTCACTTTCACTTTCTTCTTCATAATAGTCTTCGTCTTCGTCGTCTTCGTCATCGTCGTCTACTACAAAATCCTTTAGATTACCATTTTCGTCGGCGTCTGAGTCATATTCATAGTCTTCGTCGTCTTCGTCGTCTTCTAAGAAATCCTCGTCGTCTGTTTCTAAGAGATCTACATCTGAGTCGTACTCGTCTTCTTTATAATCATCTTCGACTTCTTCGAAGAGTTCTAATCTTTCTGGAACTTTAGATAATCTACCTGAACGCGTTCTCTTGTTCATTATAACTTATAATTAGACAATTCTTTTAAGTATTTTACTCGCTGTATTTCGTTTCTTGTGTGTAGTTCATTGAAATAAGCAAGTAGTTTAATGGTTAAAATGTTTATTTCTTCCTGTACACCTGTATCACCTGCAACGGAACTAAGACTTATTTCGTCGAGATTATTTACTGCTCTATTTAAAAACTTTTTAGACGATTCGACGTTCTCGTTATACTCTATAGCCATGTTAATATTGACTAAAAAATCTTTGTAAGCACTCTGGTTTATACCCGAATACTTTATAGATTCTTTGACGAGACTTTTTATTTTATCTGTATCCATTTTTGGTTTAATTAAAGAAGATGTAACGTATACGACTAGAATTAATAATAGTACATGTAACATTATTCTATAATTTAGTAAGTATTTTATCTGTGAGAACATGTATGCGCGTTCTACACTTACACTTTTGTTCAATTTTACCGTTTAAAATTTGAAACGGTACGTTTCTCGTGAGACAATCTTCGCAAGTATACGAGCTCGATATTGAAAAAAGTTTTACCTTCTTTCTTTCTATATTTGTTATGGGTACATCCTTATTTTTGATAACGTGTTTTTTTATGAACGTAGTGAGAAGTGTTTTAACTTCTTCTGGGTTTTTATTACCTGTATTTTCTATCTTTTTTGTTTTTCTTTCGGTGTATTTATCTATTTTACCGTCTTTGTAGAGTTTATTGAGTATAGATGGTGGTAATTCATGTCTTCTCCCTGTAAAATCTTTACAGAACCCGTAAAACCTTCCTTTCATGGTTTCACAGTTACAAAAACACTTTTGTGATATGTTTCCGTTAGATATACTGAACCACACGTGGTTTGAGTTATGTGACCTTTTGAGATTCTCACAGTAGTGTGACGTCGTAGAGACGAGAAACTGGTTTTTGTGTTCGTATATTTTAGTAATATTAGCCATACTTTGACCCTCGAGGTGTTTTCTTACGAACTGTTCTATGTTTAATAGAGCTTCCTGATCTTTGAACTCATTTTTTAATTGGTTAGCTGTAAACTCACCTTCTTTTTTTACACTTGCACCTTCTATAGTGACTGGGTCTGTTCTTTCGGTACGAAGTGTGGCCATGTGCATAATTTTGGTATTCGCGATGTGTCCTTCTATCGCTTCTAGCATGCTAAAAGGTCCACACCTATAAATAAAAATGGGTCTGTATTCACCCTGAACTTCTTTACCTGTATTGTTACATAATGTACACCCCTGACCGGAACACGCTTCGTGTTTACCTTTTTTGTGTGACCATGGCATTCTAAACCCACTTCCCTTTGTTTTTCTTTGTGAACTTCCATATACGGAAGCGTCTACTATATCATTCCACTGTTTCGAACCATAGGCTAAATTAAGTGTATTAATGATATGTTGTCTTAGAGCGATAGCGGAAGATCTATCAACGACGAAATCTGGCCAATTAATGTGTATACCCGTTTTTATGAGATACCCTGCGGGTTTGGGTTCCGCTACAGAAATGAGTGCTTCTTTACCACCAAACTTTTTTACCTTATCACATATTAGTTTACATACACTTTCGACTTCACTAAATGTCATTTCATCTTCGTCTTTATAGTCTAGATCGATGAAAAAGTTATAGTTTTCTGTCTTTTGTTCGACAACGAATATCTTTTCACCTGAGTTGTATGCTTCGACATACTTTTCGTAAAAATCATTCAATCTATCAAATGGCACGGAAAGGACGCCACCGTCCATGAGCACATGTGATAAATTGGTTCCGTTAGAGAATCCTTGTTCTCTACACCATTGTTTAAACATACTTACCAACTATTAGATTTATTTTTTTATATTAGTCTTCATCGTACTCGTGGTGCCATATAGACCTTCTATACGATACTTCCGGGTACTCTTCCTGTTCTGATAAAGACTTTTTTAATACTAGAAGTTCATATACTTTATCTTCTACGTGATTTTCGACGTATTTTTCCGCCCTTTTGGGTGTATACCCGTGTTTATCTACGAGAATTTCTTTTATCTGATGAAGAATGTAAGCTTTCGACTTCATTATTTACTTTATAGAAAAGGTTTTTCTATTTAGAGAAGTCACACACGCGTAAAATTCCGGGTTATTCAGAACGTTTTTAACTATTCTATCCCATTGTTTTTTCGTATTAAACTCCGTGAGTGTTTCGAAACTCATAAAATCGTTTTCATCGTGTGTTCTCTTGATGGGTTGTTTTTGTAGTTTTTTCATAATTGTTTTTTGTTTTTCTTCGTTAAATTTTCGAACGAGTTCGATTTGTTCTTGGTTTGTGTAGTTTACAAATAAGACGAATACGTTATACTCGAGTTCAACACCAGGACTCTCTTTTACCGTAAACTTATAGTCTGTGTATTCTCCTTTTTTGAGAGAAACGACCCCCCTGGTTTCTTCTTCAAGTTCTCTCAAAGCGGTCCTTATGGGGTTGGGTATTTCTCTTCGCCTACACCCTCCGGTGACGAATATCCAATCTTTGAACCTTCGATCCCGGACAGTGAGAAACTTTGGTTTATCACCCGTAAACGTTACAGGAATAGCTATAGCTTTGTATTTTTTCATTGCTCATTAGCAAGTTATAATTGAGCGAGATGATTATTTTAGGGAATCTTCTTCACTAACTTTAATTTCTTCAATTTCTTCTTCATCTTGGGTTTCTTTTACGTCTTCTTTTTTACAAAAAGAGACTGTTTGTGAAGTTTGTGGAGTTTGTGGAGTTTGTGGAGTTTGTGGAGTTTGTGGTGGTCTGGATAAAAAACTTGTAAGTTTTCCGTTGAACCCTTTAACTTCTTCGAGGTCTTTTTTAGCTGTTTTGAGTTCTTTATACATGTAAACTGATGCAATTACACATACTATCACAGCGACTATTATACCGGTTTCTCTATCGAACGTGAACATATTATACTAAAAGTACTAATCATGTTTTTAAGTTGATATAATCGCACCCATATGAACACGTTTTTCTTTGGGGCACTCGTATCCCTGTTGAGCAAATTGAATCTCCTGGTAGTGTCCCTCTTTACACTCCGCATTTTGAGCTGGTTGTTGTTTAGAGTCGACGAGGTGATTCAAAGTACCTGATTTCGGATCATACGTTATTATAAAAACGAAAGCTGTTAAAAAAATGAGTTGCCAAAACATTTATAATAAGTGGCTAAATTAAATTGTTTAGTTGGAATACATCAAACCACCCATACCGTTTTCTATGCGGAGGACGTTGTAGTTGACGGCGTATAAAGTCTCATCGAAGTTTTTGTTATCGGAAACGATTCTCGCCGAATCGAGTCTACTGAAGTTGAGGGACCCGGTTGGTTGGAGCTTAGCTGTATTGAGACAAAATGGTAAGAGAATTGTGGAATGATTTTGAGCTGTACAATACCCATAATCTGTGTGATACCAGAATGGGGTTTCTACAAAGTGTGGTACGACAGTTTTATAATCTCCTACATCTACACCGTTTATTTGGAGTTTGAGTTTTGTTCTATCTGAAGTGTCTGCCATATCAGTAGAAGTTTTGGAAACTAAGTATTTTATTGGGTGATTAAATGGTAATTCTTGTATTTTGGAATTCGAAGGAATGACTTTTTGAACTTGAGTAATGAGCATATTTTGTGGTGCGGAAGACAAGGCCGTTCTTTCATCTGTATCGAGGTGAATGAATTGGGCATAAACTTCCGCATCGGATGTAGTGGTACCACCCCATGTAATTCGTAATTCAACATCGTGGTATTGGAGTGCGATCAATGGTAAAGCCGACTGAGCGTCTTCACAGAACGAAAATCGGAGTGGATAAAAACTTTTTGGTATGACTGGTTCCTGTTTAGATTTAGAAGCTGTTTGGGATACAACTCTTTCTGCGTGTAATGCGGAAAATGTATAATCTTGTTCGTCAATAACTTGACCACCTATTAAGATTTCAACTTTCGAAATACGATCAGACCAATCGGTAATGTTACCGGCTCGGTTAGCAACGTAGACATACCCAAGCATGTCCCCCTTTCTTTCGAAGCGGACGGTGGACATACCATTGGCACTTGGGTTGCCCTGGATAACTTGTCTTTCAACAGTTTGGGCGAAATTCGTGTGACGTTTATAGTTAGATCTAAAGAATGAAACTTCGGGCTGACCGACGAGGTGCGCGTCTTGTGCGCCTATAGCAACGAGTTGAGCAATACCTCCAGACATATTTTATATTATAGTAAGGTTTTATTTTTTTAAATTACGAAAACCCGATTGCATTCATATAAATGTTTCCGTAAAGATTCGATAGGGTCATGAGTGCGTGTTTATCTTGGGTGACTGATATATCGGATGTCATGGCATAAAAGTTGACGTTTGTCATGGCGGATGAAATGTTTATGTCACCTCCACTCGCGAGTATAGGTATAACGATCTGTGCACCTGTTATGAGATTGGAGAATACGAGATTCGAAACGTCGGTTGTAGAGACGACGAGTGGTGCTGTTCCATAGGTTTTTTCTTTTGCATCGACTGTTATAGTACCCGAAGCTATTGAAGCTGATATGTCTGTGTTGGTTAATTTAATATTCTGTGAAGTTGTGTTCCCTGAAACTGATATAGTATTTGCTGTGATAGCGTTTGATTCTATACCTTCAATTTGAAGTACATTAGAAGTTACATTTGATCCTGATGCTGAACTTACAATATCGTCTAAACCAAACGGTGATACTGCTATGGTTAATTCACCTAGAGTAATGTTATTCGCGGAAATGTTACCTCCAACCGTGAGTACATTGGAACCGTATGTATTTATTATCAAATTTGAACCAATGAATACGTTTGCACCTTGTTCGGTTATGTTTTGGAACGACGAACCACCTTGACCCCCAGAATCATAAATTTGACCGGTTGTCGTATCGTATGATAGAACGTTTCGTGTTGGGGATGCGTAATTTGGATCGAGTTGTATTGTATCTACTACAAAAAACCCGTTTTTGGAGCCTGATGTTAAAGATTGTAATGTAATCTTATCATCGAATGCGATGTTTGAAGTTATTTTTATACCGGCTGTTGTATTTTCAAACTGGACGACGTTGGATGTTGTGTTACCTTCATCGACAACACTCGCTAACGTTGGTGTTGCCGTTTGTATACCCGAAAGTTGGGAACCATTACCGAACAAGTAACTTGCCTCAACGTTACCATATACATTCAAAGTGAAATCTTCACCTTGTTTTATAGTTATATCAGAATCACCTGCGTGATTATCGGTAAAACCTATAGCAAACTCTGTTCTATTTTGGTCGTACCCTACGTATACATTATCTGTATCAGATGGACGTGCAAGTAATAAACCAGAATCTACTGAAGCTGATGCATCGCCAAGTTGAATAATTGGATCTTTAACAACGAGATTTTCGGTGTTTACGGTTGTTGTTGTACCACCTATGAGTAAATTACCCGTAATTTCGGTATCCCCTTCAACGCGTAATTCATAATCACCGAGTGTGGGGGTACCTGTACCTATATAAATAGTGGAAGCACTTATAGTATTTGAACCCGCAATTGTTCCATACATGTTCGTAGCAACAACATTATCAGCGACAACGTTACCATTCAAAGTAATGACATTTGCAGTATTTCCAACAACATTACCATTCAAAATAATGACATTTGCAGTATTTCCAACAACATTACCATTCAAAGTAATGACATTTGCAGTATTTCCAACAACATTACCATTCAAAGTAATGACATTTGCAGTGTCTCCAACAACATTACCATTCAAAGTAATGACATTTGCAGTGTCTCCAACAACATTACCATTCAAAGTAATCACATTTGCAGTGTCTCCAACAACATTACCATTCAAAGTAATGACATTTGCAGTATCTCCAACAACATTACCATTCAAAGTAATCACATTTGCAGTATTCCCAACAACATTACCATTCAAAGTAATGACATTTGCAGTATTCCCAACAACATTACCATTCAAAGTAATGACATTTGCAGTGTCTCCAACAACATTACCCGTTAAAGTAATTACGTCTACATTATTCCCAAAGACGTTACCATTCAAAGTAATGACATTTGCAGTATCTCCAACAACATTACCATTCAAAGTAATGACATTTGCAGTATCTCCAACAACATTACCATTCAAAGTAATGACATTTGCAGTATTTCCAACAACATTACCATTCAAAGTAATCACATTTGCAGTGTCTCCAACAACATTACCATTCAAAGTAATCACATTTGCAGTATTTCCAACAACATTACCATTCAAAGTAATGACATTTGCAGTATTCCCAACAACATTACCCGTTAAAGTAATTACGTCTACATTATTCCCAAAGACGTTACCATTCAAAGTAATGACATTTGCAGTATTCCCAACAACATTACCATTCAAAGTAATGACATTTGCAGTATCTCCAACAACATTACCCGTTAAAGTAATTACGTCTACATTATTCCCAAAGACGTTACCATTCAAAGTAATGACATTTGCAGTGTCTCCAACAACATTACCATTCAAAGTAATCACATTTGCAGTGTCTCCAACAACATTACCATTCAAAGTAATGACATTTGCAGTGTCTCCAACAACATTACCATTCAAAGTAATGACATTTGCAGTGTCTCCAACAACATTACCATTCAAAGTAATGACATTTGCAGTATTCCCAACAACATTACCATTCAAAGTAATGACATTTGCAGTATTTCCAACAACATTACCCGTTAAAGTAATTACGTCTACATTATTCCCAAAGACGTTACCATTCAAAGTAATGACATTTGCAGTATTCCCAACAACATTACCATTCAAAGTAATCACATTTGCAGTGTCTCCAACAACATTACCCGTTAAAGTAATTACGTCTACATTATTCCCAAAGACGTTACCATTCAAAGTAATGACATTTGCAGTGTCTCCAACAACATTACCATTCAAAGTAATCACATTTGCAGTATTTCCAACAACATTACCATTCAAAGTAATCACATTTGCAGTATTTCCAACAACATTACCATTCAAAGTAATCACATTTGCAGTGTCTCCAACAACATTACCATTCAAAGTAATCACATTTGCAGTGTCTCCAACAACATTACCATTCAAAGTAATCACATTTGCAGTATTTCCAACAACATTACCATTCAAAGTAATGACATTTGCAGTATTTCCAACAACATTACCATTCAAAGTAATGACATTTGCAGTGTCTCCAACAACATTACCATTCAAAA